GGGAGACGCTACCGCAGAAGTGCCGACAGAAAGTGATTTCTTTACCTACATGAAACAGAAGTATGATAACTGTTTTAAAGTGACGAATGCGGATGTTTTCGAGCTGATTCCTCATTTGGAAGTAGGTGGCAAATAGTGAAAAACGATTTTCCTAATGTGAATTACCGAGACGGACAAATGATACTTCAGTTAGATTCTTCTAGATTTGCGGGACAGTATGATAGAGCACAAAAGTGGTTAGATAATCAGGTACTTACTGATTGTACACCATTGGTTCCATTTCGTGATGGAGATTTGCGAAAAAGCGGAATTCTTGGAACAGAAATTGGTAGCGGTGAAGTATGCTGGGATAGCCCATACGCGAGATACCAGTACTATGGAAAAGTAATGGTGGGACCGCCGCCTAAAGAGGTAACGGATATTGATTTGCAATATCATACCGCAGGAACTTGTGCATTTTGGTTTGAGGAAGCTAAAAGCGCAAATAAAGCTGCATGGGTAGATGGAGTGAAAAAGAGAGGTGGCGGAGGGTAATGGCAGAGAATGTAGAAATTCTTGAAGTTTCAGAGCAGTCAATGGTTAGTAGTGCAATAATGGAATTAGTTGCAGCATGTTTGAAAGAAAAAGAAATATTAATAGTTCCTAAATGGCAGAACCTTGAAAAATCACCTTCCATTGGAATTTATACCATGCAGGGAGCCGTATACTTAGAAAAGTGTATCGATGAGTCATTTAAGGCTCAATATCCATTCATGATTCGATATGCAGTCAGTGCAACAGGAAACGGAAGTAGAATTGATGCACAGGAAGAATTAGATACTATCGGAGGATGGCTTGAAAAAGCAAAGTATCCGACATTAACAGACAAGAGAGTAATTGAAAGTATTGAGAGAACCGCGACATCGTACCTCTATCATCGAGAGGAAAGTGGCACTGAAATCTATCAATGCAATTTTAATTTAATCTATAGAAAGCGAGGATTATTTGATGAAGACTGAATCCATTAAAAGAAGTAGATTTATGCTTTTTTTAAATACAACGCCAAAAGAAGATACAGCTACATACGGTTTGATTGGCAATGGTGTAACTGATTTATCAATTGATTATGGCGCACAGACAAAGACAGAGCAGTATATCAATGCGGATTCCGCAAGTACAGAGGTTACAGGATATCAGCCAACTGCACCAGTAACGATGACTGCAAAAAAAGGTGATCCGGTGTTTACATTTATTAATGAGCTTCGAAGAAAAAGAGCAATTTTATCAGATGCATATTCAGATATTATCATGGCGGATGCCTATGATGTAGTAAATGCAGATGATTTAACTGCAATTCCGGCAGAAAAACAGCCGATATCTATTCAGATTGGCTCTTATGGCGGACCTGCGGAAGAACCATTAAGTATTGACTATACCATCAATTTCCGGGGGAATTCGGAAGCAGGTACATTTGATGCAACATCGAAAACTTTTGCTCTAAATGGGGAGACACAGACTTCGGGAGCGCAGGATTCCGGAGAATCAACCGAATAATGGTGTTAATTAAAAGTTAGCATAGTCGGGGTGCCTACCTTTCCTTGGTGCCCCGATTTTAGGAAAGGATGTTAATAATGGATAAAATTAAGATTAATAATGGTACTAAAAGAATTGAAGTAAATGATAATGGTGATTTTATCGAACTTCCGATGCGAGACCAGAGTTTTCCGACTCGCTTTTTTGAATTTATAGATAAGATTACTGCAAGGTATGAAGGTGTCAGCAACGCGGAAGTTGATTTGATGAGTGCGGAAGAACAGTTCCGAAAGATGAATGAAGTGGCTGTTGAAAATATGAAAGATATTGATGAACTTCTGGGAGAAGGAACATGTAAAAAGGTGTTTGGAGATATTGTTCCAGATGATTTTATGATTATTGAGTTTTTCGAACAGCTCACACCATTCATACACAAGTATGGAAAAGAAAGACGGAATGAGATTAAAAAGAAATATGCACCTAAAGGGGCTAGACGATGATGAACGTATTGTTTGACGGATATCCGGAAGAGTATGAAGGCTATCTCATCAGGACAGATTTTAGAATAGGATTGCAGATTTTGCAATGTTTGGCTGATAAAGAGTATACGAAGGAAGAAAAATACGCTCAGGTAGTATATCTGCTATTTGGAAATGGTGCACCAAGAGACTGGAACAGGGCGTTAAATGGAGTAAAGTGGTTTTTGAATGGCGGTCGTGAGAAAGTTGTTAATGAAGAACATATAGAGCCTATATTGGACTTCGAAGTTGATAACCGGAGAATACGAACCGCCTTTTTAAGATATTACAACGTGGATTTATCTAAGGAATATATGCATTTTTTTGATTTCTTGGACAAGCTGAATGATATTGGCGAGTGTGCTTTGTCTAATGTCATGCAGATAAGAGGAAAAGATGTTGATGATAAGAATCTTGATGCGAAAACTAAGGCAAAGCTTAGAAAATTAAAACGTGAATTTGCACTAGAAACACCGGAAGAGTTTACAGAAGAGCAACAGGAAAAATTGGATGCATTTATGGAGATAATTAAAAAAGGTTAGGGGTGATTATCATCGGTGCACAATATGATGGTTCTATTAGAATTAATACAAAAATTGATAGTAAAGGGTACACCAGAGGCGTAAATACCATTAAATCCTCATTGGGGGGATTAGCAAGGGCTGTTGGAATTGCATTTAGTGTAAAACAGCTTATTAGCTTTGGTTCAACTGCGATTCAAGTGGCATCTGATGTGCAGGAAGTACAAAATGTTGTAGATACAGCATTTGGAAGCATGGCTCATAAAATGGAAGCTTTTGCAGATGTTGCTGTTGAAAGTTTTGGTATTTCCAAGCTGACAGCAAAGCAAACCGGCTCCACTTTTATGGCAATGGCATCAGGAATGAACCTTGCTAGCGATTATGCGAGTGATTTGGCGATACAGTTGACTGGATTATCAGCAGATATGGCATCATTCTATAACGTAGAACAAGCTGTTGCGTCTACTGCATTGAAATCTATCTTTACAGGAGAGACAGAGACGTTAAAGCAGTTTGGTGTAGTCATGACAGAAGTTAACTTGCAGGAATATGCTTTATCAAAAGGAATTAGCAAAGCTATTTCCAAGATGAGCCAGCAAGAAAAGGTTATGTTACGTGCAGAGTATGTGACAAAGCAGTTAAGTCTTGCAAGTGGTGATTTTGCTAAGACACAGGATTCATGGGCTAATCAGACTCGTATCCTCACTGAACGTTGGAAAGAGTTTAAATCTGTTATCGGAACCGGATTAATCACTGCATTAACTCCTGCACTTCAGTTTTTAAATAACTTCTTGCAGACGCTTATTGACGTTGCAAATGCAATAGGCGAAGTTATGGCGGAACTATTTGGGCTTAAAGCACAGAAATTTTCAAGCAAACCTATCACGGAAGCAACAGGACAGATGTCTGATGGATTAGAGGGTGTTACTTCCAGTGCTAATGAAGCAGAAAAAGCAATGAAAAATGTTCAGGCTGCCTTTGATGATGTGGACGTATTAGAACAGGAAGATACCGCAGTAGGAAATAGTGGGGGTGGTGGTTATTTTGATAGCACGGATATAGAAGCAGATGATTATCAGAATGTTTGGGATGAAGCATTTGATAATGTGGAAAGTAGAGCAGAAACGTTTGCTAAACGAATGAAAGATTATCTGGAACCATTAGCAGAGGCATTTAAGGATTATAAGGCAGGAGAAATATCGTTTGGAGAACTTTCTGCCAAAGTATTAAGCTTTACCATAATCGGTCTTGAAGAAGCCATAATTAATGGTTTAGATACAGTCGATTGGTTTGCTGTAGGTCAAAATATTTATGATTTTATAACTAACATTGAATGGGAGAATATATTTTCAGAGACAATTGACTTGGGTGTAGCTACATTTAAGATTATTCCTGAAATTATAATTGGGTTTGCATCAAATCCGATATTTGAGACATTCGCTTCTATTTTCGGATTTGAGACAGATGATTTTTGGAAATTCATAAAGCAGGAAACAACTGGAAAGGGATTTGAAGGCGAAGTCAATTTTGATTTAGTTATGCCGTTAGTTTTAGACTACGTGAAGGAAGAATGGGATACAAAAGGTGAAGAAATTAACCAGTGGATGGAGGAAAATGTTTTTTCGCTATTTTCAATTGGTAGTTGGATTGAAAGAGCACAAAATATCGGAATAGGTATTGGCATTGCTTGGGGAAATATGATAGGAACTTGGAAAAAGAACATTTCCGAATGGTGGAATAATGACGTATCTCCTTGGTTCACGATAGAAAAATGGAAAAAAATTGGAACTGACATGGCAGATGGAATTGGAACAGGATTTGATTCTATAGTTCAAACGGTAAAAGATACTATTAATAGGGTGTTAGAAAAAATAGAAGCTGGAATAAATAATGCAATCGATTTTGTAAATGTACTTATTGCAGGATATAACAAGATTGCTGAATTTTCATCAAATCTTAATCCTATACAGACTATTGAACCAGCTAGTCTGCCAAGATTAGCACAAGGAGCAGTATTCCAAGGTGGAAGTCCTTACATGGCAATTGTAAATGACCAACCAGCAGGACAGACGAATATTGAAACACCGCTTGCAACTATGATTGAAGCGTTCCAGACTGCTATGGCAGATATGAAAGGTGCATCGGGTGGAATGGTTGAGATAGTTTTAGATGGCAAGGTGTTGGGAACCGCAACTTTACCATACTTGCAAGGGGAAACTAATCGTATTGGAACTACATTTAAACTTATATAAGGGGGATATCAATGGAATTTAATCAGGGAATCTATATTGATGGGATTTTTTTTGATATCCCTTTTATTTCAGCGAAGAGAACTGCTGATTTTTTAGACAAGTATTTTCAAAGGACAGAAGATGGCGATGCAAAAAGAGAATTAATAGGTGTGTATTTTAATTATACATGGAAGTTTGGTATGGATATTGAAAAGGATGTATATGCCAGACTTTGGAATAAACTTACGGAACCGGTAGAATTTCATGATTTTGTTGTGCCGGATTTGAATGGAAAATATGCATTCCGCGGATATGTAAGCAATGTATCTGATGAAATGCTTAAAGTTTTAAGTGATGGAGTGAAGTTCGGTAGTCTTTCATGCAAAATGATTTCTAAAAAGCCGTCAAAAACTCCATAAGAGAGGTGCTACATGAGAACATACGCAATAGCAGAAATGAAGTTCATAGACGTGACAGCCCTCTCTGATGCATCTCCTGTGACAGAGCATAACCAATCCTTTGGTAATCTGGAACTATTCACAGAGCAGATACTCCAAGCCATCTACGGCACGTTGGAACTCAACCAATTCGCTCTGGATGGCAGCAGGGAAGTTTTAACGGAAATGCCATTAGATATC